TAGCACATGAATACTACTGCTCTAATGTGCTATCAGAAGTTTATATGTCTAATCCAAACCTCCCAGTAAGATGTGAGATCCTAAACACAGGCACAACTTCTGGTGGATCTATGGATCAGATTTGTTCTACCGTAATGTCAGAAGGTGGATACACAGAAAGTGGTATTGACTTTATGCATTTGATGACAGCATCAAGAGCAGTTGGAGCAGCTGCCACTCTGCCAGTATTGGCAATTCGTTTGAAAAATACTTTCAACAATTACCCAAATAGAATTTCTGTTAAATTAAATAATATTGCGTTGTATCCAACTGGCGAAACAATGGCATTTCAAATTGCTAAACTACCAAGCGAAGCAAGTTTGACAGGAACACTTGCTTGGACTGATGTTGATGCTGATAGTGGCGTTCAATATTCTGTAGGTGCTACTGGTTATACAGCAGCAGATGCTGATGTCTTATTTGGTGGTTATGTAACTGCTGGTTCTTCACAGAACTCTTTAGCATCTGCTTCAACAGGTTCTATTTCAGCAGCAAAGAAAAACATTATCGTTCAGAATTTTGACTCAAGTTCATCTGAAGTATATATTGTATTGGTAACGAACATGGGTAATAACGCTGGAACAATCAGAGCAGGTCTTCAATGGAGGGAGATTTACTAATGAAAAACTATAAAGAAATCAAACATCTTGCTGAAGAAGCAAAGAAGAAAGAGCAAGAAGAAAAGCGTTTCTGTAAGCTCTGCCAAAAACCAGAGACCAGAAAGGAATGTTCCTATGGCGAGAAGGCATGGGATCGTTTCGCAGTTCCAGTTCAATCTATCAAAAGGGAAGAAGTAGAACTAGACGAAGCTGCTTGGACACGTAAGGAGGGTCAGAACAAAAATGGCGGTCTTAACGAGAAAGGTAGAAAGTCATACGAAAGAGCTAATCCTGGAAGCGACCTTAAGGCACCTTCAAAGAAAGTTGGAAATCCCCGCAGGGCGTCATTTTGTGCCAGAATGAAGGGCATGAAATCAAAGCTCACCAGTAAGAAAACTGCCAGAGATCCAGACAGCAGGATCAACAAATCGCTTCGTGCGTGGAATTGCTGACATAAAACTGCCAAAAAATTTACTATCATTATAATTAGTTTTGAGGTTTCTATTATGATAATGAGACTGAAAGAAGAAGACATCACACGACTTATTCTTGCTTGTGAGCTTTATAAGAACTCAACTGGATCAGAGTATATCTGGGACCAGTATGAAGAACTTATAAACACACTCAAAACTTACCTTGAACAATACTCAACAGATGATGACTAATACTCTTATCAGTGCTATGCTAATTTTTTCTAGTATAGCACTTTTTGTTTATTGGGGTCTTACACACGCATACCCACAATGAAATATCTAAACGAGGCTATACTAAACATTACGGTAGCAATCATAGATTTCATCTACCGTGGATTACCAATACAAAGATTTTGGGTGCTTGAGACAATTGCTCGGGCGCCCTATTTTGCTTTTTTGAGTGTGCTACATTTGAGAGAAAGTTTGGGATTACGAACAGAAGCACACTACTATCTAATGAAAGAACACTTCGCACAGACACTAAATGAAACAGAACACCTCATCGAAATGGAAAGGCGTGGTGGTGCCGACCGTTGGCATGACCGTTTTATTGCTTATCACTTGGTTCTCATCTATTATTGGATTTTGGTGGGTTACTATTTTATTGCTCCTGTCTCTGCTTATCACTTGAATGCTGGTATTGAATACCATGCTACAGAGACATACCTAGATTACTTCTGGGACCACCCAGAGGATACCAAGATTGGTGAGATTGCTACCGATGAGATGAACCATTATATTGAACTGGAACGAGCAATGGAGATGGTGTAATGTTTCATTTAGTAGAAATTTTAGCAGCAAGTCCAATCTGGTTAGGACTTTGTGGATTTGGTGTAATTGTCCTACCAATTATGGGCATACAATACATTCACAAAAAGCACGAAAATGATACATAACTTTCCCTGGGGAGTTTTTATAATTCTCAGTTGTGGTCTTTCTTTTACTTTGTATATCATCTACTACATATTACGGATGGCAAACGAAGAGATGAAAGACCATGACAGACACTAAAGATCCATATATCTACAGAATACGCCTAGTTCATAAGGTAGTTGATGGAGACACTATTGACGCTGATATTGACCTGGGGTTTGACATTAGCCTCACTAAACGTATTCGCCTTGCTGGTATTGATACCCCAGAGAGCCGCACGGCAGATGCGTATGAAAAGAAACTCGGACTTCAAGCAAAAGAATGGTTGAAGCACAAGTTAGAGAACGCTAAAGATATTATCATCAAGACCGAACTTCCAGACAGCACAGAGAAGTATGGTCGCATCATCGGACACCTGTATATCAACGGTGAAGAAGTCTCTGTCAATAACCAGATGATCTCTGAAGGTCATGCCTGGAACTACGATGGTGGCACTAAAGCTAAGGATTTTGACATTCTAAAGAAAATCCGTACTGCCAAAGGAACCTGGACAGAAACATAATTTATAAGCATGTAAAGATATACTTATCAAATCGTAACATATTGTAACACATTTTTCTGCTACATAGCTTATAATAAATGTAGCAGAGAGTTACATATGTACGGGACTTATTTTATCGTTGTGTTTTTTGCGATCCTAGTAGCATATGCTGGGGTCGAAGAAACTATGAAACTCTTTGTCTATGCTGATCTCCAATTACGCTATGCGTTTGTAAGAGTTCAGATGAGATGGATGGGTTGGAAACTCAAGAGGCAACTTGTGAGAGATACAACCGATTTCAAAAAGTTCCTCGCAAATTACGAAAATGAACACGAAGACCTGCCCTAAGTGTGGTGCTAATTGGATCAACGATCAGCACTACTGGACGGGAACAAACAAGCCAGGTAATGAACTTGACCTGGCGGGGTTAGTATGTAACAAGTTGGGAGATGATACTTGTATCAATCCTTGCCGTGGCAAAGAAGGTGGTGTTACATGGGAGAAGAGATTGAAGGAGTTGGAAGAAGACCACCCCTAAATACCAGTAGTGACTAGGTTTTATTGTGGCAGCTGGTACTGATGTATATTTGGGTAATCCTAATCTAAAGAAAGCAGGAACCCAAATATCATTTACTAAAAAACAAATCAACGAGTGGATCAAGTGTAAGAATGATCCAGTCTATTTTGCTGAAAATTATATTAAGATTATCTCACTAGATGAAGGCTTAGTGCCTTTTGAGATGTATGATTTCCAGAAGAATATTCTAAGAGACTTCCATGAAAACCGATTCAACATCGCAAAGCTCCCAAGACAAACTGGAAAATCCACTACGGTTGTTGCTTATCTGCTTTATTACGCAATATTCTTTGATAGCGTTAATATTGGCATTCTGGCTAACAAAGCTTCCACATCCAGGGAGCTCCTGAGCAGACTTCAACTTGCTTATGAGAACTTACCAAAGTGGATGCAGCATGGTGTAGTTGTTTGGAACAAAGGTAATGTCGAACTTGAAAACGGATCAAAAATTCTGGCATCTTCTACATCTGCGTCTGCTGTCCGAGGCATGTCGTTTAATATCTTGTTCCTCGACGAATTCGCTTTCGTTCCAAACCATGTTGCAGAGCAATTCTTTGCCTCTGTTTATCCTACTATTACTTCTGGTAAGAGCACGAAAGTCATAATCATCTCAACGCCGAATGGCATGAACCACTTCTATAAGATGTGGATTGATGCTAAGAATGGCAAGAATGGTTATGTAATGAACGAGGTTCATTGGTCTCAAGTTCCTGGTAGAGATGCCAAGTGGAAGGAAGAGACACTCAAGAATACTTCACCTAGACAGTTCGCGCAAGAATTTGAATGCGACTTCCTTGGATCTGCTGATACACTCATCAGTCCAGCCAAGCTTCAAAACATACCATTTATTGACCCAATCGCTAGCAATGCAGGACTTGATATCCACGAAAGAGTACAAAAAGATCACGAATACATTATTACTGTCGATGTTGCCAGAGGAATTGGTGGCGACTATAGTGCTTTCGTCGTGTTTGATATCACCACATTGCCGTATAAGGTCGTGGCAAAGTACAGAAATAATGAAATTAAACCTGTACTGTTTCCCTCGGTAATTCTACAGGTAGCAAAGGAATACAATTTACCATATATCCTGGTAGAAGTCAATGATATTGGTGATAGTATTGCTGCTACTCTCAACTACGACCTAGAGTATCCTAACGTATTAATGTGTGCGATGCGTGGTAGGGCAGGTCAAATTGTTGGTACAGGTTTCTCTGGAATGAAAACTCAACTTGGTGTCAAGATGAGTGTGACAGTTAAGAAATTGGGTTGCGCCAATCTCAAAGCAATCATCGAAGAAGATAAATTAACTTTTGGCGACTTTGAAATTTTACAGGAGCTCACCACCTTCATCCAGAAAAAGATGGCATGGGAAGCAGACGAAGGATATCATGATGACCTCGTAATGTGTCTGGTTCTCTTTGCATGGTTAGTCATGCAGGAATATTTCAAAGAGATGACAGATCAGGATGTTCGTCGTCGTATCTATGAAGAACAGAGAAATCAGATTGAGCAAGATATGGCGCCATTTGGTTTTATTGATGATGGTATGGGAGATGATAGTTTTATAGACGCTGATGGATCTCTATGGGAGTATGGCAATACTCAGGAAGAAGTAAGTTATATGTGGAATTACTAATGGACTTAGAAGATCAGTTTTCTCTAGAACATCTTATCTTTAAAGAACGAAGGTGTAGGACTTGCAATAAAGAAAAAGATCTTCTTACAGATTTTTATTTGATCCGCAAAAACAAGAGACCGTTTCCTTCAGCATATTCATACGAATGTAAAGCATGTACAGTCAAAAGAATTATTGAAGCAAGAAAGAAAGATCATACAAATTGGTCATATCCTGACTGGTAGAGTGTTCATGCATTGTTTCCCCCTCTGAACATTACTAATTTCTAAATAGATTTAGATAAATTTGATATCTAAGAGGTAAAAACATGGCAAG